TACATCAAGGAAGGCGGCTCACAGCTTAACTTTTACACAGAGGTTTATATGCAGATCTTTCAGGTGAGCGGTTTTTTCTCAGTTTCTCTCACCAATCAGATGCAGAGTGCATTGGAGGATGCCAAAACGGTGCTGTAAAAGAACCTGAAACAGTAACAGAAATAATTATGGGCTTGTACCCCTTGTTTTTGGATATGGGGTATGAGCCCTCTTTATTTTGGATCCTGAGCCTTCAGGAGATCAATGATCTCATGGAAAGCTATGCCCGGAAAGAGGAGCGGAGGAGAAAAGAAAAAGAGGCTGATATTAGAGATCAGGCAATGCTCCTCTACAACCACGCAATGCAATGTGCAGATGCAATGGCGGCAATCATGCCGGGCAATCAAGAGCATAAGAGAACCTCATTGGGAGAGTATTACCCCGAATTGTTCCCAGGCCTGAAAGAAGCCGAAGAAAAGGCACGTATTGAAAAAGAGCTGAAAGTGCATAAGGCGAGAATGAAGGCATACGCAGAGGCAAACAACGCAGCACGAAGGAAAGCGGGTGAGAATAACGGAAGGAATGACACTTGAAAAACTGCAAGTGATTATTCAGGCACAAACCAAGGAATATATGGAGGCCATGAATAAAGTGCAGCAGCAGACCGCCAAAACCACAAACAAGGTAGAGGGGTATGTTGGAAAAATCAAGAGTGCATTCGGAAAAATAGGAAAAGTTTTGGGGATCGCCCTATCAGTGGCGGCAATAGTAAATTTTGGAAAACAATGCATTGAGCTTGGTTCAGATCTTGCCGAGGTGCAAAATGTTGTTGATGTGACATTTGGAGCACTAAATAGAGAGGTAGAAGAATTTGCTCAGAACGCCTTGGAACAATTTGGGCTTTCTGAGCTATCTGCAAAGCAATATACCTCTACAATGGGAGCCATGCTGAAATCAATGGGCTTCACAACTCGGGCAGCAGCAGATATGAGTATGGAACTCACGGGGCTGGCCGGAGATGTTGCATCATTTTATAACCTGAGCGGAGATGAGGCTTTTGCCAAGATCAGATCCGGCATATCAGGAGAAACGGAGCCTCTCAAACAGCTTGGAATTAACCTGAGTGTGGCCAATTTGGAACAATTTGCGCTAACTCAGGGAATGACAAAGAGCTATAATGCAATGAACCAGCAAGAGCAGGCTTTATTAAGATATAATTATCTGCTCTCGGTCACTTCAGATGCTCAGGGAGATTTTGCGAGGACTTCAGATAGCTGGGCCAATCAGACAAAAATACTCACAGAGCGTTTTAATTCCCTGAAGGCAGCCATTGGCCAAGGCCTGATAAATGTGTTTACTCCGGTTTTACGGGTACTTAATCAGGTAATTGCAAAACTAACAGAAGCAGCCAAGGCCTTCCAACGCTTCACGGAGATAATAACGGGGAAGAAAAGCCAAACCAACAACAGCATGAGTGGCGTGGCCACAAACACAGAAAATGCCACAGTGGCCATGGGAGGCCTCACCAGCGCAACGAATAAAGCGGGAGGGGCGGCCAAGAAGGCTGAGGAGGCATTTCACGGGCTTTTGGGATTTGATGAGATAAATGCACTCGCAAAGGCGCAAGATAGCTCAGAGGGCGGCTCAGACACCTCAGGGGGCGGCTTGGACGATATGAGCGGATTCGTAGATGATACCGCTCAGGAAACAGATCAGGAGCTCAACCCAGTGCTCCAAAAGCTCATTGATAAGCTGAAGGAGCTGAGAGATCTTTTCAAAGAAGGATTCAAGGCTGGGCTTGGAGATGTAACGCTGGAACCCCTGAAGAACGCAATAGATGGGATAAAAACCAGCCTGAAAGAAATATTTACAGATCCGGGAGTGCTGGCAGCAGCGGATAATTGGGCCAATACGGTCGCCTATTCGTTAGGGCAGATAACCGGAGCGGTGGCAAGTATCGGCATAACAATAGCCACAAACCTATTTGGAGGGCAACAAGGATCTGATAAAGCAACGCCTCATCAATATGTTTGACATATCAGCGGAAATATGGACTATTCAAGGCAACTTTGCTCAGGCGTTTGCCAATATCTTCTCTGCATTCGGGGGAGAGAACGGCCAAAGAGTAACCGCAGCACTGATTGGAATATTTGCAAATGCATGGATGGGCGTAAATGAGCTCTGCATGAAAGCATCCCGTGATGTTATGGATGTGATCACAAGGCCGTTTATTGATAATCAGGCCGCTTTGAAGCAGGCTCTTGATGATACTCTTGGAGTAATAGCCACAACCTTGGAAACCATCAAGGGAGTGGTGGATGAAACAGTTTCAAAGGCTTCAGAGGTGTATGATGCACACCTGAAACCAATGTTTGATGCGCTGGCAACGGGCCTGAGTTCTATTACGGCAACGATAACAGCAGCATACCAAACCTATATTTTGCCGGTGCTGGATGGGCTGAATGAAAAGTTTGGAACATTCGTGGATCAGCATTTGCAGCCAATGATCAACAAGTTTTTGGAGTTGATTGGAACTATTGCGGATGGCGTAACTAAGATATGGAATGAGCTTCTTGCGCCATTCTTTAATTGGTTTATTCAGAATGTAGCCCCGATTGTAGCGGAAAAGTTGGATTTTATTGGAAGCGTACTGCTCACAGTGCTTGGGGTTGTAGCAGATGTGATTGGCGGAATATTTGATGCGCTTGGCGGCCTGATAGATTTTATTGTGGGTGTATTCACCGGAGATTGGCAGCAGGCATGGGATGGCATCAAGGCATTTTTCAAAGGGATTTGGGATGCCATATATGCGATCATATCAACCGTATGGAATGCTATTTATTCGGTGGTTAGCTCAGTAATATCCGCAGTGAGTACGGTGATCAGCTCCGTGCTGAATGTTATAAAAACGGTGTTCAGTACAATTTTCACAAGCATAAAAACCACAGTAACCACAATATTTAATGCGATAAGGTCAACTATAACAATGGTGTTGGCCACAATCCAAACTGGAATAAGTACAGCGCTAAACACGGTAAAAACAATATTCAGCACAGTTTTCACAAGCATAAAAACCACAGTAACCACCATTTTCAACTCCATGTGGAGCACCATAAAAGGCGTGATCAATTCCATCATTGGAGGAGTGGAAGGC